TTGATACCTTTTTGAGCCTTTGTTGTCTCACAAGGACTTACACCAATTCACCCAATCAAGAGCAGGTAGGATTTCATTAACCCCGGCTTTTTTTGATACACCTTGAACCCTATTACTCTCTCCCAATGACTTACACGTATTATCATTAAAAATTTTGATTAAAGCCTATATACGCTCAGGACCAAAACCCATTTTATGACACCTACTCAGATAAACATTGCTATACCAGATAAGCTCTCCTTCTTATTCGCTCCACATAGATATAAGGTAGCTTATGGAGGTAGAGGTAGTAGTAAATCTTGGTCAATGGTAATAGCCCTTATTGTTAAGAGCCTTGAGAAAAGAATCAGAATCCTGTGCTGCCGTGAGGTCCAGAAATCAATTAGAGACTCTGTACACAGGCTTATAGGCGACCAGATAGAGCGTCTAGGGCTTGGTTCATACTTTGAGATTACACAGAGAGAGATTAAATGTAAGAGGACAGGTTCAGTATTCCTATTTGCTGGTTTAGCTGATAATACCGTAGAGAGTATTAAATCATTTGAGGGTTGTGATATCTGCTTTGTTGAGGAAGGTCAGACAGTATCAGAACGTTCCTGGAAGATTCTAATTCCTACAATACGTGCTGATAATTCTGAAATATGGGTAGCATTCAACCCTGAATTAGCTACTGACCCTACCTATGAACGCTTTGTAACCTGTGCTAATCAGATAGAGGATTGTGTATCTGTTGAAATCAATTATGATGACAATCCATACTTTCCTAATGTTCTACGTATGGAAATGGAACAGCTTAAGGCTAATGACATTGAAGCTTATAACAATATCTGGTTAGGTAAATGCAAGAGACACGGTAATGCTGTTATATTTAGAGATAAGTATATATCCTATGACTTTGATGATAAGGTAGGAGATGATTGGTCTCCTTTCTATGGTGCTGATTGGGGATTTGCTAATGATCCTACAACGTTTATTAAGTCTTATGTCTATGAACGTGTACTATATATTCAGCATGAGGTGTTTGCCTATCAATTAGAAACAGATATGGCTCCTGCTCAATTTGATTTAATCCCTGGTGGTAGAGAACATATCACCAGAGCAGACTGTGCTAGACCAGAAACAATCAGCCATATGAAACGTAATGGCTATAAGAAGATGATTGCCTGTAAGAAATGGTCAGGTTCTATAGAGGATGGTATTGATTACATGCGTTCCTTTGACCTTATAGTAATTCATCCAAGGTGTACACATATACTGGAAGAATTCAGATTGTATTCTTATAAGGTAGACAAGCTATCAGGAGATGTATTACCAGACATTGTAGATAAACATAATCATGGTATTGATGCTATCAGGTATTCATTAGAGCCTCTGATATTAGGATATAAGAATAAGATAAGCCCTAGACCAGAACCTAAATTGCTTAATTCATATGGTCAAGAGATTAGCATGGCTAGGTGTATGAACCCTAATATGTGGATTAGCTAATATCTATAATAATGATGATGATCTTGATATTGAGGATACTGAAGTAATGGAAAAAGACTATGAGAAGCGTGATGTTCTAGATAAAGCTAAGAAGAATTTCAAGCTAGCCCAGTCGGCATGGGAAAAGCAATACAAGCTATCTGCTAAGGATTTACGCTTCTGTAGCTCTGAACATCAGTGGCCAGAAGAGGTCAAACAAGCACGTATTGGAAGACCTACCTATGCTTCAGACCGTATCAATGCCCAGGTTAAATCTCTTGTTAATGCCCAGCGTGAGAATAGACCTGCTGTTACTGTCCATGTTTGTAATGATGGTGCTGATGAAGATACAGCAGAAGTAATTCAAGGGCTCTGTAGACACATTGAAGTCTCATCTGATGCTGATTTAGCTTATGATCAGGCATTCGAAGATACTGTTAGATGTGGTATTGGTTTCTGGCGAATTCTAACAGGTTATAAGAAGGACACCTTTGATCAGGAAATTACTGTAGAGAGTATAATTAATCCATTCTCTGTCTTATTAGATCCTGGCTTTAAAAAATTAGATGGTTCTGATATCAATTGGGCTTTTATTGTTGATACCATGACAGAAGAGGAATTCAAACAAGAATATCCTAATGCTGATCTATCTGGTATGACTAGCTCTATATGGAATAATCTACATTCAAAAAATCCTGAGTGGTTCAGTAATAATGGTAAGATATGTACTGTAGCTGAATACTTTGTCAGGGAAGAGAAGAAGAAGAAATTAGTCAAGCTATCTGATGGGCGTGTATTACCTAAAGAGGAATTAGAGGATGGTGATAAACCCCTAATTCTTATGGAGAGAGAACATACAGAGCCTATTATCAGATGGTATAAGCTTAATGGTATTGAGATATTAGAAGAGACAGTATGGGTAGGTGATCGTATTCCTGTCATTCCTGTCTTTGGTGATGCTCTACTTGAGGATGGACAGAGAATATATTCTGGTCTGGTTCGTAAGGTAATGGAAGAGCAGATGATGTTAAATGTAGCCAAGACTACGGCTATAGAATTAATTGCTGCTACTCCAAAAACACCTTGGATTGGTCCTACAGGCTTTGTGGGAGATAGAAAGAATGATTGGCAAGATGTTAATATCAAGAATCTGGCCTATTTAGAGTATGAAACACGCGACGACATGGGTAATGAGCTACCGGCTCCTACCAGAAATGTCCAAGAACCACCTATACAGGGTGTTTTAGAGCTAATGAACACCATTGAGAATGATATTAAGGGCACAAATGCCCTATATGATCCTTCTATGGGCCAGAAAATCAGTAATCAGTCTGGTGTAGCGGTTAAGGCTCTACAGAGTGCTGGTTCAATGGGTAATTACCATTATTCTGACAATTTAAGTAGGGCTATTAGGCTTCAGGGTCGTATATTCCTTGATCTAATACCTAAAATCTATTCTGAAAAGACTGTTATTAGGATTGTTGGTATAGATGATAAGCATAAGATGATTACTATTAATGGTGATGGTAGCCCTGAAGAGACTGGAATTGAAACAGTAGATGGTGTAGCCAAGATTTATGATGTTACTACCGGTAAATATGACATCACTGTGACTGCTGGACCTTCCTACCAGACCAAGAGACAAGAGAATGTCAGCATGTTGTTTGATCTGGCCGGTAAAGACCCCGCTCTGATGAATGTAGCGGGTGATCTGATCGTTTCCCAGCTAGACAGTCCCATTGCCATCCAGCTACGTGAGCGTCTTGAAAAAGCCCTTCCTCCTGGTCTTCTGGAGGATAAGGATGCTGATAAGAGCATTCCTCCAGCCATACAGCAACGTCTACAGCATGACCAGCAGATAATTCAGCAGCTAACCCAGACCCTCCAGAAAGAGACTGAATTGGCTGATAAGGTCCAGGCTGGGGAACAGACCAAGCTACAAATTGCCCAGCTAAATCAACAGACAGAATTGATGAAGGCTAAGGCTGATATGGAGCACCAGTCTAATATGCTGCTCTTTAAGGAAGAATTAGCTGATATGAAGAATAAGCATCAGATGACTCATGAAATGGCTGTACAGCTTCAGAAACACATATTAGACGTAGATAAGCTTCATCATCAGGCAGCTAATGATGTAATACAACAATCTGTAGGTGCTGCTCTTAATCCACAGCCTGAACCACAGACCCTACAAGAGCCTAAAGCACCAGCTAAAATTACTCCTCCGGCTTAATTAATGAGCTATCCAGTAGGAACATCAATATCTTATGTAGCTTCAGCTTCTACTGCGGGTCTACCTTCAGATACCTTTACCTACTCATGGACATTTGACGATGGTGCTACAGGTGTCAATGCCTCTCTAAATCATACCTGGGGAACAACAGGATTACATAGTGCTACCGTTACAGCTACTGATACTAATACATTTGGTACAGCAACAGCAAGTAATTCAATTCAGGTAGATCCTTATACCTGGGCTAATATCGGCTCAGGAGCTATATTACAAACCAATTCAATAGGATTACAGCTATCTCCTACCTCTGTTATGATGTGTGGAGGAGGGCAGGGATCTACCAAGACAACACAAGTATTTAATGGAACCTCCTGGTCTTATGGTTCTACTATGAATTACTACAGATATCTACCTTATTATTCGAGAGGAGCATCTGTACAATTACACGATGGAACATGGTTAGTAGCTGGTGGAACCTGGAATTTTAATTACACAGGATGGATTGATGGCTCTGGTAAGACAGCAGAGACTTATGATCCTGTATCTACTCATTGGACAGTAACCGGGCTAATGAATAATGCCAGAGGAGCAGGTGGCTTATTATTGCTTCTGCCTAGTGGAAAGGCTGCTATTTTTGGTGGTATGCTTTCAACAACAAAGACTTATGAAGTATATGATCCTACTACTAGAACATGGGCTTATCAAGATGCCTTTAATAATGCTTACGAGCTTCCTGGTGCTATAGAAGGTAATTCTGGTTTATTTCCATCTGGTCTTACATTAGCAGATGGTAGATTATTTGTTATAGATGCTGGTAATACAAGTGGACATACCTATATCTATACAGAGTCTACTAATACATGGTATATTGGTCCTGATTTACCTGCCTTTGATACTGCTAATCAGCGTGGCTTTATTGTACAATCTGGAAATTATGTCTATACATCTGGCTATGATGATACAAATCAACAATTCTTTTCCAGGTATGATTTAACAGCTAATACATGGACTAGATTAGCAGATTGTCCTTATCCTGCTGGTGATTTAACAGCTATAGCTATGTCTCATGGAATTATGGTATATGGATGTAGTCAGAATACACCACATCCTACAAGTGTCTGTTCTTACTATTATATATTTGCTACTAATACATGGTCTACATATAATTACTATGACATCAGTAGAGCTTATCAGGTATATAATACTACTCCAGCTATGACTATAAATGGATATCCTTTACTTATAATGGCAGATGGTACAAATGCCTATCCAGCAGAAAAATTTCAAGGTAGCTAGTAAATCTTACTATAATAAGATATGAACACATTAATAAGAGACTTGGACTCTTAAAACCATGAACAATCTTGGAGAACACCCATGAGTACTGAATACAATGATATGAATGTTATTCTTGTTAAAGCTAAGGCTGATAAGGAATTAGCCAAGGCAGCAGAAATAGCAGAGGTAGCTAAAAAGGCTGCTGAAAACAAAGAAATCTTAAAGTCTGTGGTCAATGAACCCGAACCAGTAGCATCAGACACTACTAAAGAGGAAGAAGTAGAAGTAGAGGTATCAGAGGATGCTGTATTAGCATCTGATGAAGAAAACCAAGAAAATACTGAAGTCCAGGCAGATGAACCTGCTAAACAACCACGAAGCAAAGCCGCTGAAAAGCGTATTGCTAAGCTGGTGAAAGAGAGAGAACAGCTTAAGGGCCAATTAAATCTCCTTCAAAACAACCAGCAATCTTCTCAATCAAATCAAGTACCCCAGCAAATCCCTATTGATCCAAGCATTATTGATCCAGCATTTCCCAATCCAGCTAATTATAAGGATGGTGTAAATGACATTGATTATCGTTTAGATGTTAGGGAATATCAAAGGGAACAGGCAAAGAAAGATATAAATTTCAAGACAGCTATCAAGGCTGCTATTGAGAAATATCCAGATTTACCAGAATTGATAGCAGAAGATGCCAGCCGTACAAATGCTACGATGGCTCAAATGATAAAGGAAAGTCCAGTATCAGCAGACTTATTCTACTACCTAATGGCTAATCCAGAGGTAAGTAATAAGATAGCTGAAATGTCTCCCACTCAGTCAGCCAAGGAGATAGGAAAGATAGAAGCAAAATTGGAGGATAAGGCTAAGACAGCTACACCCTCAGCTAAAAAGGTAGCAAACCTACCCGCTCCACTTACACCTATTAAATCTACCAAGGCTGCTGGAACCTCACTTAAACAAAGTAAATATACCGTGTATTAATATTATGAAGACATGTTCTAAATGTAAAATTGAAAAATCTATAGAGTGTTTTTCCAAGGATAAAAACCGTAAAGTAGGTATTTATCCTAGATGTAAAGATTGTTGTGCTACTTATAGACTTTCCGTTACTAAAGAGTCTAGAAAACAATACAATGATAAATACATCAAGTCAGATAAAGGTAAGGAAGTAAGACACACCTACTCTATCTCTGATAAAAAGAAGCAACAAGACAAACAATATATAAAGACAGAAGCTGGTAAGAATACTAGAAAGATGGCACAAAAGACATATTTCTTAAACCACCCTAATTTAGAAGATTTAAGAGCAATAAGAAGCTATATTACTTTTGTTATTAAACCTTCTATCCTTGAACGAGATAATTATTCTTGTCAATTATGTAAAATAAATAGAAACCTTGTTATTCATCATGTAATACCCGTAAAGATTGATCCCTCACAAATACTTAATCCTGCTAATTTAATAACCTTATGTAAAAATTGTCATAAAAAAGCGCATAATGGTTCTTGGCATGATCTAAACAAAACAATAGCTTTACATTTGACCCATTTAATAAAGGAAATATAAAAATGGCTATAAGTTCTAATATTTTCAACAATAGAGTTGAAATTACCGCTTCTGCTCTTGATACCGTCAAGAACAATTGCCAGATGGCTTCTCGTGTAGCCAGACGCTGGGATGGTGACTATCTTCAGTCTACAAAGATTGGTGATACCCTCAATGTCCGTGTCCCTGGTTTCTACCCATATCGTTCTGGTGCTACTGCTAACCCCACTGGCTACAATGATACCTATGTGCCTGTCGCTTTGGCTCAGGGTGGTGCTGATATCATTCTAACAAGCAAGGAATTAACCTTGAATGTAGATGAATTCAAAAAGAACGTAACAGATCCTCTCATGGCTACTGTATTCCAGCAAATTGATGCCAGCATCATAGCTCAGGCTAAGCTCTTTAATCAATTCTATGGTAAAGTAGGTACTGCTATCACTAATTTAGTACCCTTCCTAGATGCTAAAGCTGTCATGGAAACACAGTCTGCCGTACGTGATGACGGTAAATTATCTGGTCTATTAAACCCCTACATGCAGGCTGGCATGATCGGTGGAATGTCTACCTTACTCAATCCTTCCAAGGAAATCAGTGATCAGTACCGCATTGGTTCTATTGGTAATGCTGGTGGTTTAGACTTCTTCTCTACTGCTAATGCTCCTACTCAGACTTGTGGTACATGGTCTGGTACCTTAACCGTAACAACCACTCTACCCTCTGAAGGTGCTACTTCCTTCACTATTGCTGGCATGACTGGTACCTTCAATCCTGGTGAGAATTTCACTATTGCTGGTGTCCATGCTGTCAACCCACAGGGTAAGGGAACACAGGGCGAATTAAAGCAATTCGTAGTAACCAGTCAGGTTGGTTCTACCGTCAATTTCAGCCCTGCAATGTATACCGCTGCTTCTGGACCTCTTCAGAACATTGACGCTCTACCTATTTCTACGGCTGCTGTCTATCCTTGGGGTGTTGATGCCTCCTCTGCTCTAGCTGCTGGTACTGGTCAGGTAGTCAAGACCTCCTTAGCTTTCCATGAAGATGCTATTGCCTTTGGTATGGCTGATATTATGGATGTCGATTCCTTCGGTGGAGCTTCAAGCACACGTATGAAGGATGATCAGTCTGGTCTTCGTTGCCGTTCACTCTTCTGGTACAACGGTGTTGACGATACCGCTCTCTTCCGTTTAGACGTTCTATTTGGTGCTGCCCAGCTTCGTCAGGGCTTTGGTGCGAAAGTAATTCAGTAATCTAACCGATAAGGGAGATTAAAACCCTCCCTTATCATCTCTATATCATTCTAAAAAGGAAATAATAATATGGCTAATACCCCCTACCAAACAACCGACGCCCTTAATAGTGGCCAAGGTACACAGTATCAAGCTGTGGGCTTCTATGGAGCTACTGGTGTTACCGGTCCTATCGGTGTCACTGGTTCTATCTCTAACACTGGTTCTACTGGTGCTCTCAAGAACCTAATCACGGCTCTTGCTTCTGCCAATTTAATCAAAGACAACACATCAGCCTAATAAAATAGACTGTACAGCATAACAGCTACCTCTCTTCGGACAGGTAGCTGTTTCTATAATAAGAGTGAGGTCAATGTGTCTAAATATCCTTGTTTTCTATATCATCCAATCAAACCAGCCTTTATTTGTCCTTCTGAAGAATTCCTATTATCTCTTAAAGATCATGATGAGTATGAATTTGAACCCTTTACTGGACCAAGAGCTATTAAAGATAAGAAGTATGAACCAAAAGCATGTTCTGAATGTCTTAAATTAAAATTAAAGAATAATCAGCTTGAACAGGACAAAGAAGAGCTTAAATCTGAAATAGATAGACTTCGTATAGCTATTAAAATGAATCAAAAAGATATAAAAAAAGATGCTGCTAAAAGTAAAAGTGAAAAAATTAAGGCAGCATGGGCTAAACGTAAAGAAAAAGCTAAAGTAGGAGTCTAACAATGATTGTTTCAGCACAGCAAGCGATTGATACAGCAGCTAAATTATCAGGTGTTTTAGGTACAGGTACTCTATTAACATCACAAGAATATGAGGATATTCTATTTATTCTTAATTCTATGCTTGATCGCTGGAATTTGACAGAATTATTAATGTATGCTCGTAGTAGCTATACATTTCCATTCGTTTCGGGAAAACAATCTTATACATTAGGTACTGGTGGTGATTTTAGTACACCAAGACCAGCTAAAATAGAAAAATTATCAGTCTTATATCCAGGAACAGGTACAGCTACTATTGAATTACCATTAGATGCTACCTTTAATTTAGAACAATGGCAGAATATATGTGTTAAGAGTACACCTTCTGTATATCCATTAGCTTGTTATATAAGACCAGAATTCCCTGATATGGTTCTTAATTTCTGGCCAATTCCATCAGGTCCAGCATCTGTTATTCTCTATACTTGGGATCAGATGCCTAATCTTGTTAATCTCACTGATATCATCGAGCTTCCACAAGGTTATAGTGATGCTATAATTTATAATTTGGCTGTACGTATCTGTCAAATGTTTGATCGTGTGCCTTCTCCACAGCTATTAGATGAAGCAAAACAGGGTAAACACGATATTAATGATATCAATGCTGGTGCTGTAGCTTTACATTTAGATCCAATGTTTTTAGGTAATAATCCCAATAATAATTTAGCAGCCAAATCATTTGGTTATGTCGTTCTATAAGGAGCAATAAATGGCTAAGAAAGAAAAAGAAGTAGGTATCTCTCCAAAGGCATCCAAGGAAGCCAAGAAGCTGGATGAGAAAATGGACAAGGCTAAAAGCGTCAAAGAAGGATCAAAAGAAGACCTTAAGCTTGATGCTAAAATTAATAATGCCGATAAAAAAAGCAAATTAAAATCTATTAAAGAATACTAAGGAGATACTATGTTTACACCTAATTCATTTGGTACAGCCAGTGCCATTTCTACTATGCCTGTCATTCTTCTTGAGCCTTCTAATGGTACAGCTACATTTGAAGATGTTTGTAATAATGCTGGTGCTTCAGCTACTTTAGTCTTTGAGGGTTCAGTATCTGGAAACAATTGGAATGCGATAGGTTCGTCTATGGTACTTTCAAATACTACACCTGGATTCGCTACCACAACAGGTCTAAATTATAATTTCTACAGATGTAGGGTAACAGCCATAGCAGGTACTAATGCTTTAGTCACTGCTTATATGGGATCTTAAAAGCGGTCTAATGAGCTATGTATCTTACTCTCATCAATTCTTTGATCAGGATAATAATCCATTATCCTACGGTTATTTGTGGACATATGAGAGTGGAACAGATACACCTTCTTGGACTTATAAAACAGTAAGTGGAAATTACACCTGGAACCCTTGGCCTCTCCAATTAGATGCTACGGGTTCTGCTACTTGTTTTTTAGATGATAACGTTAGATATACATTCAATTTAACAGATATTAATCAAGTAAAACAAGCCAATTATCCTGTAGACCATATACTTGTTAATAATACAGCTACTATCCATATATATGCTTCGTTTGTAATATCACATTCTGGTCTTACAGTAAGCTATGGAGCACCTGGAATATCTTATACCTTTACTCCTACTGTTACGGCTGATCCTCCATATGCTTCTGGTCCCTTTACTTATCACTGGGATTTTGGTGATGGAAGTACATCTACGAGTACTATTCCTACACATACCTATAGCTCATCAGGGACATATAACATTACATTAAGTATAGGTATTCTGAATACTCAATATTCTACTGCTATTATAAATCCATTTACTGTCTATCAAACCACTGTAGTAATTACAAGTCCTATATAATATGTATTGAGGAATAAAATGATTTCAGCTTACCTTTTTAGAGCTACAGATAGTAATAATTTACCGCTTGTAGGTGGTAAGCTTTATACGTATCAAAATGATTATACTACACCAAAAGCTACTTATACAGATGCTACAGGTCAATATCTTGCTTCAAATCCTTTAATATTAGACAATTCTGGAACAGTAACAGTATATGCTGTTGAAAATAGTGCTGTATATGTAAATTTATTTAATCAGAATAGTGTACAACAATCTGGATATCCTACCAGCTTCATAATGCCTAACCTGTCTGGTATTCCTGCTCCTGGCCCAGCAAACATCCTCATTCCTGGTCCAATAGGGCTACCAGGAACCACGGGAGCTACTGGATCTGTCGGACCTACCGGAGTCACAGGAGCAGGTGTTACAGGAGCTACTGGACCATCTGGTGCCACTGGATCTGGTGCTACGGTTTTTAGCACTCAATACAATGTAACAGGAACCGGAAGAATAATTGGTAATACCTATACTAATACAAATGGTAAGCCAATGTATGTATCAATACAATGCTCTGTTGGATCAGGTAATAATACACTTGCCCTTACTATAGCAAGTGTTGTTATGGCTGCTACATCTGCTAATTCTCCTAATTCATTGACTGTATCAGGTATTGTTCCATCAGGTGCTTCCTATGTGGTTTCATTCCCTCAAGGAACAGGATCTGTTGTTTCTTGGGTGGAGACTTACTAATGGCAAAGCAACAAGGGTTAATAGGACCATCCTATACGTTAAGAACAGCCAATTATGATGCTCAAAGAACCATCAACATGTTTCCAGAGATGAATGAGCTTCAGACTGGAAAAGAACAGGAAGTAGCTCAATTAGTATCAGTCCCTGGACAGATATTAGTAGATATGCTACCTAAATCTCCTATTAGAGCCTTATATTTTACGTCTTTTGGCTACATTGTTTGCGTAGCTGGAAATACGGTATATTATCTAAATAGTCCAGATAAAGGATTAACATGGACTAATCCTACTGTAATAGCAGATTTAACAACATCTACTGGTCCTGTTTGTATATCAGATGGTATTCCAAATTACCTAAATGGTGTTGCTAATACAGGTATGGTAAATCAGGTAGTAGTAGTAGATGGTTCAAATTATGGTGTAGTATTTGAAGAAGGTACTACAAATGCTATACAGCTTAATAATGGTAATAGCTATAATGGAGCCTCCTTTGTTACCTTCCAAGATGGCTTCTTCATATTTACCCAAAATTCTCAATCTCCTACAGTCTTCTTTGCTGCTGATCCTCTAAATATATCTGATTTAGATGAGGTAACAGTCAATCTTGGTCCTGACTACGTTTCAAGGGTCATTTCTGATCATGATATTCTCTGGTTCTTTGGTGGACGTTCATCTTCTGTTTGGCAGAACACTGGTGGTTCTCTGTCTTCCAATATCTTCCAGCAGATCCCAGGATCTTATGCTGAAGGTGGTTGTGCCTTCCCACAGACCATAGCCAAGTGTTCTGGCCAGCTAATGTGGCTACAGAGCGATGAGAGAGGGTTTGGACAGGTCTTTCAGGGTGCTGGATACAGAGGAGTCAGAGTCTCCAATCATGCCGTAGAAACCTGGATACAGTCCTTTGCTGACCTCTCTGGAGCTACTGCCTGGACCTATCAAGATGGAGGTCATTCCTTCTATGCCCTCAATATCCCAACAGCTACTACTACATGGGTTTATGACTTAAATACAAAAATGTGGAGTGAAAGAGCCTTCTATAAGAATGGTGTCTTCAATAGAGACTTAATTGAACATCATATTACTTTGTATGGTCCTAATTATAATAACATCCACCTTTGTTCTGGCTATAATTCTAATAGGCTTTATACTTTATCTAATAGCTCATATATTCTCGAAACAGAACCAATCTATAGAATGAGAACATCTCCACACGCTTCTAATGGTCTGGATAGAATTTTCTTCTCTCAAGCACAAATAGATTTAGAGACAGGTGTTGGTTTAGATGGCGATGGTTATGCCTATCCCACTGGTTATAATCCAGTAGGCTATACAGATAATGCTATCAATATACCTCTCAATGGTAATGGAACAAGTGGAATATATACAATTGTTGGTAATGATGGAAATCCAGCAATACCAGCTTCCTTACCTTCAATAAGTGCTTCTGGTACATGGAGTAATTCTGTTTCTTGGACTCCTGGAACGTCTGTAATCACTGTCAATCCAACAACATTTACTATTCCAAGTACTGTATTTGGAATGGGAACAGGAAATTTATCTAATTATACCTTTACTTCTGGTGGTTTAGCTTCTGGTACTGTTGTTAATAGTGCCACTATAACAGCAACAGATTGGAGAGGTTCTTATGATCAATCTACTACTCCAATTTCTAATATGTGTACAGATTCAGAAGATTTTGCTGATACTGGCACATGGTCATATGATGGGTGTACAATAGCTCCATCATCCTGGAATCAATATCCTACTGTTACTACTGGTGTATATAGACCATCTACAAATACACCAAGTACGTCTTCTGGTTCTATCACAAATCCAACATACGCTTATAATGCTACATATGATACATTAAAGGTATCTGGAACATCAGCACTATTTCAGGCTTCTGGTGGGACTTCTGGTACTACCTTTGCTCAAGATATTTATTCTAATTTTGGTGTTGGACTTAATATTAAGGGTACTCTGAATATATGCCTATCAAGTCTATCTCCTAATTCAAGCATAACCGGTCTTTTCTTCGCTCAAGTATATCATTCTATAGATGGTGGTACTAATTGGATTTTAGATGAACAGGCTTCTGGTGGTCTTGCCAGTCCAGGAAATCAACCAGATTTCAATACGGCTCTACCTGTTGTAATTAATCTATCCGTTCCAGATATTTCATTATTACAAGTAAAGGTTGTAGCTGGTACAGATAGAACAGCACCAGGAACAGAAATAGTAAATGTATATGATGTTGTCTTCATTAAACAAGCTGTAAATGTAGATTCAACCATATTACAAAATGCTCCAGATGGTAATAATACAGGTACTTATCTAATAGAAGATACTTCAAATGGTTATCATGCTATTGAGTGTTCTTATACTCCTAAACATATAAGTGACCATGTTTGTGCTTCTGTATATTACCAGATAGGTGATTCTTCAAGAAATTTAGAATTAGCCGTAATAGGACAACAAGCTGTATTTACTGGTTCTATTACTGGTAATCAGCTAACCATATTAACGCCTCCTACCTCTGGAGCAATATCTGTTGGAATGTCTATTGAGGGTACTGGTATTCCTTCTGGAACAACAATAGCATCAGGAACGTCAAGCCCTTATACCTTATCAATAACATTCCCTACACCAATTCTGCCTACTACATTAACATGCTATAATTTCTTGGCTCATGGTCTATTTAGTCCAGCAGGAGTAGCAACAGTATTACCTAATGCTACATTAGGTACAGCTAATATGGTTGCTGTAGGTACTGTATTCTCTGGTTCAATTACTGGTAATCAATTAACCGTAAATGAATTATATACAGGCACATTAAATGTAGGTAATACAATATTAGGAACAGGAATACCAGGAGGAACAACAATAACATCTGGTACATCCAGTCCTTATACTATCTCATGGGCGGCTACAACACCTGTTCTAAGTGAAATAATGTCTGCTACTGGTGGTTCAAGTACTGGTATATATAGATGTTATGTAGAAGGAACAGAATTAGATTTAGGTACTCATCATGCCGGTATATATCTACATGATACCAATAGTCAATATGGTAATCAGTATATAGGTAATGGAGCCTCAAAGATAGGAATATGGGGTTTCCAGATTCAGAATACCTCATTGTCTCAATACATTAAGTCTACCAATGGAGTAGTAGGAACAGACTATGTTACTCCTAATCTTACAACAGGAACAGTAGAATTCAATATACCTCCTTATAATGGTGCTACTTTATCTTGGCATGGACAAGTACATGGTCAGAGTGTTAATCCTACACTCTATTTAGCTACATTTACTTATACACGTTATCCACTTACCACTGTATATATAGGTGTAGATCCACAAATAAGATTATCTTACAGTGACGATGGAGGGCATACATTTAGCCCTGAAATGTCTACAGCAATTGGTAAGGTTGGAACATATTTATCAAGATGTATTTGGCGAAGATTAGGTATGAGTAGAGATAGAACATGGAGAATAACGTGTTCAGATCCTATCAAATTCTCTCTAATAGGTGCTGAATTTAGAGTGAAGAAGGGTGAATTAGGATAATGGCAAATCAGAACCCTAAAAATAATGTATTCTATCTCCCTTACCAAATACCTGTTGTTGATAGTCAAGGTAAATTAACCCCAGCATGGCAAGCTGCTTTTGCTCAGGGTATAGTGCCTGCTCTACAAGGACTTGGCTCTTCTGGTTCTACCGGAAGTGGTGGGACTGGAATCACAGGCTCTACTGGTCCTGCTGGAGCTACAGGAGCACAGGGTTATCAGGGTAATGCTGGATATACTGGATTAACCGGCATTCCTGGCAATGTAATTATCGTAAATCAGCCTGCTCATGGTTTTTCTACTAATAATGCTATCTTTCATAATGGTACTCAATGGCAATTAGCATGTGCTAATAATATTGCTACTCTTGCTATAGCTATTGCTGTTGTTATTGATGTAGATAATTTTACATTATATTTAGTATCTCAAATACCTACTGGATTAATAGGTCTTACTGCTGGTCAATATTATTTTGTAAGTGATACTACTCCTGGTGCTATTACTGTTACAGAACCTACTAATCCTTTATCTTATTCTAATCCTATACTTTATGCTATATCAGCTACATCTGGAATTGTTTTACCTTATAGACCCAGCCAAGTAGTACCAAATTTATTTTCAGTAGCTGGTACCACAGGAAATACAGGACCGACAGGAGCCACGGCTGGTAATACAGGTGTAACCGGTGCTACTGGTGTTATGGGAAACACTGGAATGACTGGCAGTACTGGTCAATCTGGAAATACAGGTTTTACAGGAGCTACTGGTAATTCTATTACTGGTTCTACAGGTAGTACTGGTATCACTGGTCCTACAGGTTTACTTGGTCCTACTGGTCCTGGTGGTGGAAATACTGGACCAACCGGTGCTACAGGTGCTGCTGGTACTAATGCTGGTCTTAATTTAGACGGAGGTATGTCAAGTACTATCTATACCTCAACACAGAATTTAAACGCAGGTGGAGCTAATTAAATGGCAATAATAATACAATTACGAAATGATACCTCTTCAAATTGGTTATCTTGGAATCCAATTTTAGCTCTTGGTGAATGGGGATATGAGACTGATACCTTAAGAAATAAGGTAGGTGATGGTGTCACTAATTGGAGTCTTCTTCCTTACTATGGTTTAGGACCAACAGGTAATACTGGTCCTACAGGTATGACTGGAAAGACAGGATTGACTGGACAGTCTGGTAAGACTGGTCCTACAGGTGGTACTGGTCTGACTGGTAATACTGGACCTACTGCTAACACAGGAGCCACTGGACCTACTGGACCATCTATAACCGGTGGTACTGGCTTG